GCCAAGGCTGTGTTCTGTCTTCGACCTTCAACCCCAGAAGGTCTAGTCCCTTTACATACGACTCTTCCCAGTCTTCCCTCGAAGACTTGTCGCTTTCAAACTGTCCGGATAGTTCAGAGGAGAGCGCATCTAAATCGCCGTCCTCCATAAAGTCTGCAAGATTGGAATTGAACTGTGGAACTTCGACAACGAGTGCCGGTCCTTCAAACTCAATTACCGTTTCTTCAATCTCAATCTCGATAGGAGCTTCACTTTGCGCGGCTTCCTCCAAGGGAACCGTATCTGCAATGTTTCTCAAAAGCTCGCTAATTTTCGTCTCCTAGTAGTACGCCGCTGATCTGGATGGAATGTTCATCCATGACGGCTCGTCCTCAAAATCTGTTGCAAGCGGAATGAACCCGCCTTGGCGAAACCTTAGAAGTGCCAGCGTGGTGCTATCGACAAGGTCGTCATGTGCGCCATTCGGGAAGGCGGCACATTGTTCGATGACCTCTTCTGCCCATCTGGTGCGTGGTGCCCAGACAACTCCGTTGGAGAAGATGTCCGACACAGCGTTAACTCTTGATAGTTTGTCTTGCCCTCTCGACGGCGAGTATTCCGATACCGGAAGACCCACAGCCCTCATCTCTTGGATGAGCGGAAAGCCAGCAGCCTTTGCTTCGACTAGGAACGCATCCGGCTGATAATCTTCGTAAAGCTCAAAACATTTTCTTTTTAGTTCCGGAAACTCCAGCTTCTCGTTTACCGCATCTAGCAGAATGATATTCGGAACGTAGATGCCGTTTTCATCCGGATGGTCAAAGACGCCCCACGTTGTTATCGCGGAGTAGTCGCTTCGCGCATTCTTGGTGTGCGCCGTGTCAACCGTTTGCAGAATGAACTCACACGCTGGTGGGTTCTTCTGGTCCCACATATTCCAGTGCTCGCGCTTGATAAGAGCGCCTTCTTCGGATGTGGGATCTTGCTGATACTGGGCGCTCCACTTCGAGATCGGGATCGTGGCGCGAAGTGCGTCCAGTTCTTCTTTTTTCCAGAACTCTGGCCAGAGCGGGATCTCGTATTCATCAACAGCGGGTAGCGTAATGACTTCCCACTGGTCACCGCCTCGAACCTCCGAGGCTTTAATAACTCGCCCGGTTAGATCCAGTTGGTGCCACCGGGTCATTACGATGATGATTGCACCACCCGGCTGAAGTCGCTGCCGTGGACCGGACGAATACCATTCGTAGACTGACTCAAAGTATTCGTTTGTCGGATTGATACCGGCTGACTCCGAATGTGGGTCATCGATAATCAAGAGGTCGGCACCGCGACCAGTCATGGCCGCACCGACACCGCAAGCGAAGTACTCACCACCGCCGCTGACATCCCATCGACCGGCAGCTTTACTGTCGGCCTTGAGTGCGGTCTCGGGGAAGACAGCTTTGAAGTCGTCGCTCTCGATGAGGTTCCGGACCTTTCGTCCAAACCTCTGGCTAAATTCTGTTGTGTGCGTAGCGCAAATAACTTTGCGCGACGGGTCTTGTCCGAGAAGCCAAGCCGGAAGCATATAACTTGTAAGCTCCGACTTACCGTGGCGTGGTGCAATGTTAATGCACAGCCGCTTGAGTTCCCCACGGGATACGCGCTCGAAGGCATCCGCCATAATTCGGTGGTGCCTTCCCTCAATGAAATCTGGCCAGACGCTTTTCACGAAAGGCAAGAAGTCCTTTCGCGCTGCTTCCTTCTGGTTGATTTTTGTAAGGGCGTTAAGCGCCTTTGCTATGCGAAGCTGATGCTCCGGGGGAAGCTGGTCCAGCCGACTTAGTATGTCGGCAGTGTCCATACGGTTTTCCTCTCGGTTAGCAAACTAGCACCAAAAGTGGATAAACTTCAGTCGAGTTCCTGTATTTCCGCTCGCTCTATTAGGCGGTCCAGATAAACCCTTGCCTTTCTCAAGTCCTCAACCGGTTTATTTTTGTAAGGCCATCGCCACAGATACTTAAAAATATTCCCCCATAAAGTTGCCATGTGTGGCGTGACCACAATGCACGGCTCGCGGTTGGGATCGTCTTGCATCGCTTCCATTGCATCCCAGCACTGGATCGATTGATTGTAATGTTTTGGCGTCTCAACGGGGTTCATGGTTTGTCTCGATGTCTATGTGCAAAACGGTTCTTGGTTGATTGCTTCTGTTCCACGCCATGTGCGGAAGGCAGTCATCGAAAACGATAACTTGACGGGGGTGAAACCAAGAGCGGTCTTCGCCATCCACTTCTATCCCGACATCTCCCTCTGGGATGTCCACGCCGACATGACAGACAAGTGCATCTGGATTGGTGTGCTTGTGGGTTTGTAAGTAGCTCTTCGGGCCGAGACGCGAGAGGCCGACGAAGTTAACGGCTGGGACTTTATCGAATACCGCCTTTGATACCGGAAACTCTTCGGGCAACGCCCGGACGGATTTGATCCACTTTGCCATTTCTCTATGGCTGGACATTTTCGGGCGAGGCTTTTGTCTTCGGCCCCGTGCTATCGTGTCAGCCCGGTAGATGTTGGCAATGTGCCACTCACCGAAGAGGACGTTCCGGTGGTCGGCACTCCAGTTGTGCCAGACAAGGGTCTTCGATCTTATCTCCGCGAAAACATCTTCGAGCGACACCAGAAGATTTGGCGTGTCCTTGAGAACATCCGCGAGATCGTAGAAGCCGCTCGACCTCGTCTCTGTCCTTCCATCTAAAATCGCCAAGGCGTGGAACATCCAATTCCATCCACCGGGCTGTGTACCAAGTCCGATATATAATTGACGAAGCAATGATGGTGGGGTTGGGGGCGGAACATGACGACAGAACCGCGCTAATGATTAAGCATTTGATTAACGCGAGGGTTAATTTCACTGTCGATTTCCAGAAACTTCTGGATCTGGGCTAGTGCAATCTGGGTCTTGGCAAACAGATCAACCAATTCCGGCTTGGTCTGCTTGGCGTTGCCTCGGATCTGTTCCATGAAATGGACAGCAATAAACGTGTTGATCTCCGCGTAGAGTTTGTGGAGTTCAACTGTTTTGAGATAGGCGTCGTCGCGGCTGACAAGGTCGGGCACGCGAGACTCAAGAGAGGCGTAACTCATGTACATTTTACAAATCTAAGATTTCAAGAAGCTTCAGCTTGACGCGGTCAATTAGGAGATTGCATTCCGACGCACTCTCTATGTTGCCGATGACGTTAAGCTGTCCCTTCTTATCGGTTCCAACGACCATGAAATGATCCCAGTCGATTTCCTGTGCGCTGTTAAGCAAAGTCTCTGGCGACAGATCCTCTTCTTCCTCTTCTTCGTGGTCGAACTTCTCGCCATTGAGGTTTACGATTTTACTGTCTTCCAAACTTCTCAACCTCGTTTCCAATGGATGCCCAGCCGTCGCGGCGGGAGCGGGCAAAGATTTCAAGGTACGGCCCGTCGAACAACGCCTCGATCCGGGCGTAGGTCTCATCCGGCTTGCGCGAGTGTTCCCTTATTTCGGAGACCATAAGCTGTCGGACGGACTTCGACTTGCGGGGTAGCGGCTTGCCCTTGGTCGCGAGGAGACACATTTCCGGGTTCGCACGGGTATAGTACCCGGTGCCCATATGGTCTTTGCCATGTTTGGTTTTCTTAACCCAAGTGAAGGCAACCGTTTTGTAGGTGAACCCCATGTCATTTATTAAATCCAAGCCCCTCTCCAGCATGGGGTCCGTCACCCATAGGAAGAGAACGCTGTTAGTTTCAACTGGAACGCCATCCACAAGCTCGACAATGTCCGCGTAGTCCATCGTCTGGTAGTGGTTCTCCGCGCTCTTCCCCAAACCCTTCTTGGAGAAAACCTTAAACCGCCAAGGTGGGTCACAAAGAATTACCCGGTAGGTCGATGGTCCCTGCCCAAAACTTTCCAGACTGGATGATACACCCTTTCCCCTTAACAAATTCGATGGCGGTCCAACTATCGGTGCCAACGAAGAGGGCAAAACCTTCAGCGCCATTATGGTCTGTCTCCGCAGAGAATACGCGCTTCTCTCCGTGCTCCTTCTCCATAATTTTTTCCAAGGCTTTCAGCTTGATGCATATAGCGGTGCGCCGGTTGAGCATCACCGTCATCTCGGGATTTACCGAAAGCGTATTGTCCGGTGCCTTCCCTTTCTCTGTGGCACATGCCGTTGCAGAGACCAGAATGAAAAGAAGGGTAAAAAAAGCATATCTCATAGCCAATCGAGAAAGTCGTCCTCTTCTTTAACTTTCCCCCTTTCGAGTAAAATCTTGTGGCAGTTCTTCCCTTGCCCGCCCCAGCTTGGCCGATGCACAAGCTCTCCGGACGCGAGGATGACCCAACCAAATTCATCGAGGTACACGTCCTCGCCACAGACATCACATTTGCGGACACGGTCGCGTACCTTTTTCAATATTACTGGTCTACAGCCGACAACTTCAGTGTGTCGTCGCCATAAAGGATGTCGTAGAGCGTGGGGTCATAGTGCTCGACCAATCTACGGGCGAGATATCCGGGGCTTACCTTCAATGCCTCGGCCCAGATATTTACTTGGGTATAGGGAACCTTGGCGTATCCCTGTTCGTATTTCAGAATATCGTGGTAAGCACCCTCGGAAACGATGTTAGCAAGTTCTGGAACGGACAAACCGGCTTTTTCGCGTAGCTCTTTTAGAACAACACCACCTTTTGCGTAATTTGTATTCGGTAAATTAATTGACATTGGAACCACCGATACTGGATTTTGCATATAACCCATAACTACCTCCTCGAAATTTTTGATTAGTCATTATATGACTGATAAGGAGGTTGAGCAAGTTATTGTTTTTCTTTCTGTGGGGTTTGCGGGT